GATGGCACCCGCACCTGTGGGGTTGTACGTGCCACCCAGAATCGGGTTGAGGGCAGGGACCAGGAACGCTTCGGAGACGAAGGACTGCTTGACCGTAGGAACGCAGTAGTAGTTGGCGACGGCGGTAGTGGAGTCACCGGGGTCAACCAGCTCAAGTGCAGGAAGCCAACCGGCTTCAGCGGTCTCGCCCCAGGCGGAAAGTTCCGACTGGCTGAGAACGCCGGATGCCTCATTCAGGTAGATAGAAACGGTAGGATTATCCGTGTCGGGAGCCGGTGCATCGGAAGCAGCAGCTGCTTGGTTGTCCACGGTACCCGAGTTGAACCCGTATTTGCGCCCACGAGTGAACGGAACAGATGTAAGCTCGGCGAGTTGTGTAGAAAGCGCACCGCCACCCAACATGGAGGAGTACACAACAGTCGGTTTGGACTGGACGATGTAGCCACCGCTAGGAATGCTGATGTAGGTGCTGGCAGTGTAGGCTGTGGCACTTGTGGACAGCACGACGTTGTCCGCATCAACAACAGTTACGAAGTACGAGTTGCGAACAGTTCGAGTGGTCGCGCGAACAAGAGCGGGTTGGTCAGCGCCTTTCTTGGTTGTGATGGCGCGAGTAAACTGCACCTTCTGCCCGTTCTGCAATCCGTGGCCTTTGATCTCGAACACAGCAGCGCCAGCGAACTTGGTGTTGGTTCCCGCGTAAGTGGCGACGGAGTCAGCGGGGTCGAACAGAGTCCGAGTAGTGAATCCGAGGCGGTAGTCGGCCGTTGATTTCTGCAGAGTGCCGGGGAGGTGGTTGGTGTTGATGAACTGATTGGAGTCAGTGATGTTATCAACAAGGTCTGAAGTCTGTGAGTTGATTGTGACGTCCAGGTTGTATTGGGGCACCTCGTAGGTAAGGGTGCAGGTTCCGACCGTGCTCGGGTAGGTAATAGCGCCTGTCGGGGCAGCAACCAGCTTGTTTGTGCCACCAGCGGCGGTCACAGCAGCCAGAAGAGACTGCGCCTCGGAGGCAGTGGCGCACAGGAACACTTTGTTGAGCGAGTAGTCGCCTGTAACAGCGACATCGGCCGGGGGCGCAACCACGTAGACTTCGGTGCCGTTCAGGTTAACAGCGCCAACAACGCCGGGAACGGCAGCCAGAGTAAAGGCATTGCCAGCACCGGAGGCATCGCTCAGCACAACCTTTTGAATCGGCAGTGTAACGGGCCAGTAGTTAACATCGTCCGGTAGGGTTACGATACCCCTGGCGGCTGTGGTGACAGCGCAGTCCGTGTAGACAGCACTATCGAGCAGGCCAACCTTCGCGTCGACGGGAACTTCGGTAACAGATTGCTCAATGGCAGTCTGAGGGGAAGAGCCAGCAACAATGCTCTGGTAGGTGGCACGACTGTAGGAAACCGACTCACCGATCCACTTGTAGATCACGTTGTCGACGAGGTAGTTACTGCCCTCGTCCAGGTCCTCAGCTGCCTTGTGGGGAGTGTAGTTCGTGTACTTGTCGATGTCGGTAACAAGGAACGGACCGGGATCGGCGAGCGCCATCCACTTGTAGGAACCGCTGGAACAATGGGCGGCGGCGGCGGCGCCAATGCTGGAGCGACCTGCAGCGTCGAACTGCGCGTAGGCGGTTGGGGTAATTAGGTAGCCCTGGTCCTGCTGACCGTCGAAAGCAGTGTCGATGCACTGAATGTAGTCCTGGGGGCTGTGAGCCAAGTTTCCGCTTTGACCCACGATGTTGCGGATCTCATAACCATTCTGCATCAGCACGTAGTTCGCACCAACCTGGAGCACCTGAGTGACGACAGTCACAGGGGCATTGAAGGTCGTGGAGGCGATGGTGACGTACCCCTGCTCGGAGTCAGACAGGGGATTGAGGTCGTTGGCCAGACCGAAGTCGCGGACGTAGACCGAACTGCGGACGCTAGGATTGCTTTCGATAGCAGCAGCGACGGCAGAAGCCAGTGCAGATGCAATCTTGCGGTTGTTTACCTCATCACCAGCGATGTAGTTCGTGGGAATTTCAACGGGAACACCTAGCCATTCCCCCTCGTTAGTATAACCAGTGCTGCCGTCACCCGCGACGAGACGAGTGCCGTTGAGCACCATCTGAACGTACACCTTATCCCCCGCTTTCAAGTTGGTGGGGAGATCGGTGCTGTTGGTCTTGTTGCCGCTGGGCAGGAAGGAGATCTCGACGATTTGGTCAGGAGTGCCTACGCGAACTACCCGGAGGTCGCCCACCTGCGCGTTCTGGAAGAAAGTGTTTACACAGTTGTACGCCAGAAGAGGAATACGGCCAGAGGGAACAGAACCGCCAACCAGTGCTTTGTACTCAGTGAGAGACGTGATTGGGGTGGGCGTGTTAAACGGAAAGACTGTTACGGGTGCAGACTCAGGTGCTTCCACCAGCATGTAAACTGTAGAGAAAGCGGAGATGCCTGCGTTAGCTGCTACGCCTGCGCTCTCATTGATGTAAACACCAGGGGCAGAAGGAGTGGCTCCTGCGCTGCCCAGGGAAAATGTCGCCATGTTGAAACTCGATACACCCTCTTTTTGGGCGTCTCTATCGGCAGGGAAGAGTCCGACGTGGTCTCCTAGGAGGTGACGCTTAGAAAGGTTTTACCCTCTCACACCTGCCCGATCACTGCCTCATCGGAATCCTGCGTGTACCCGTTTAGTCGCACTCGATCTTCAACCGCAGGCAGAGAGTATTTCGTGATTGCCTCGACGTAGGACTGCTCAGTGGTAAACGGAGCGATGCTGTCACTCACTCTGGCATTTGGCAACCCGTACACACCGGATGTCTGCTTTAGACTGCCATTGCTCACCGAGGGAGAAGGAAGTCGCAGTTGAGCACCGAGGGGTGGTTCCGTTACGACGTCCCACTGTGGGTTTTGCTCCAGAACCTCGCGATACGCCAAAGAGTCCGTGTAAAACAGGTACCCGAGTTTCCGCCAGGTGAACTCCTGTTGCCACGCTAACGAAATCATCGTTTCTGGGACTTCGCCATCAGGCGAGCACCGATCGAGGTGCCTCGGTTCAGTTCAAACCCGTTTTCAGAGGCGATCTCTTTGGCAGCCCTCTCCAGTTGAGGCAGAGTTTGAGGCACGAAGGGGTCGGTGCTCTCGTCAGTTTTCTTCGACAGTTTCTCACGTACGTCGGTCTGCACCTTCTCGGGAGCGGCAGCAGGAGCAGGACCCTCGGAGTCCTTACTTCCAGTCTTCAGATTATCAGCGACTGGGGCCGATTTTTTGACAGGAGTCTTTTTGACGGGCTTGGCATCTTCAACCGCACTCTCGAGGGTCTGCGTCACCTTTGTTTCTTCAGTCATTTTGTTGAACGTGTCGATGAGTGGTTTTACCCTTCTTTCACGATGTGCTTCCACGCGATTTCAGGCAGTTGCTTGAGCGCGACGTCCGGGATTCCCATCCACGGTCTTGCAGGCATTCTCTGCGTCCCAAATTGGTGGTAAGCGCCATAAGGCATTGTTTTCACCATAAACCCCTCTGAGGTCGGAATGATCTCAGCAGTGTCTTGCATCTTACCCGAAGCACGCAGGATCGGTGCTCCTGGCCACCGTCGCTCCTTCCGGATGGCATACTTAGGGCTCAAGGCCTGCCAGGGGCGACCGGTGTTTGGGTCAATTTGCTGTCGCCAAGGAACCTGCAAGTGGGTCTTTAGCAGGATTGGTGCAAACTCCTTCTGGGTTGGTTTCCACCACCGATCCACGAACATTTTCAGTCGCAGTCCTTGCCAACGAAAGTTAATCACGGTGTTTCAAGTTTTGGGGGCATTTTTCTCGACGACGTGTATCATCTGCTGAATTTTGCTCATAGGCTGCGTCTCCAGCCAGTCGATAGCACCATCCCACCGTTGTTTGTTGAGGTGCCATCCTAATTCCATCCAGCTCTCAACAGTCATGATCGTTTCCTCCAGCAGGGTCTCAACAACCCACTTGATGACGGCTCGGTACGTCGTAGAGGTAACTTGGTCTAGCACATCTTCGTTAAGCAGCAGTCGCGTGACGAGCTTGATGTACCCTTCTTTTCGATCTCTGAGGATCTGTGCCAGGTAGAAGTCCTTGGGTCGCACCTCGCG